CGTCTAACACAACAGCAAATAACGAGTGCAACCTCACAAGTTACTTATGCATCTATCGTCGAAAACGATGAAAATGTATATGATACATGTCCTATAAGTCAAGAACCTTTTACACCTGATACTAATGTCACAAGAATTAATCATTGTGGACACCATTTCTCCACATTCGCAATTAACAGATGGTTCGAAATGAATAGTAGATGTCCAGTTTGTAGATATGATATACAGGATGATTCGCAACCGAATACACCAACACTCGATAATGATAACGATCATTCATCTTCTGATCCAGATACTCCGTAAATATATTGTTTATATATATAATGAATGATGTACTTACTAGACTAAAAGTTAGAAAATCATTTGGTGGATCATATAGTTATATTAGTGCGACGGCGAACAATACTGGTTCTGGGTCTGGTTATGTTTCTATAATGAGAATTAGAACGATAACAAAGGAAATGGTTAGAGGTACCAATTGAATATAAATATAAATACTTATAGAGATAACGATGTGGTATAACTATATGATATCTGTTGATTATCGTGAAGTTGACCTTATCAAGGAATTAAATAGATTATCGTCTTCGAACGAAAAATGGAAGACGATAGTCATTAGAGAAGATAATTTACAGATTGGTGACATAAATGTTTGTAACGATGTGGGCGATATAAAATTAATCGTAGAGCGGAAAACGATTAAAGATTTGGCGTCTAGTATAGAGGACGGTAGATATAAGGAACAAGGATTTAGACTTGATGCATCTGTTACACACAATCATAACATTATATATATGATTGAAGGTGATATCATGAAATATAAACCATATAGGAAAAGTAGGATAGATCGTGATGCGATAATGTCTGCACTTACAAGTATTCATTACTCAAAAGGATTCTGTGTATATAAGACGATTTCGGTTGAGGAATCTGCAACTTGGTTGTTGCAAATGGTCTTGAAAATTACAAAGGGGAAACTATGTTCGTTTTATGAAAATCCAGATTTAAAAACCGATTATGTTGACGCGGTTCACAAAACAAAGAAAAGAGATTTGAAAATGGATAACATGTTGCAAATCATACTTTGTCAGATACCAGGCGTTAGTTGTTCGATATCAAAGGTTATATGTGAAAAATATAAAAGTATTCCTGCATTAATTGACGCTTTGAGGAATGATATGAATGTACTTGACGATTTGAAAACCACGACAACGACTGGCAAAAAAAGGAAAATATCAAGCAAAACTATTTCTACATTAATCGAATGTATGATTGATTGTGAAAAGTGACAGATATAAATATATATATAATTAATATATGCCATCATTATTTGTCATTGTAACATATAGTATACTTGGATATTCCCTTCTTTACATCATTGTTCTTATGTATATACCATCGTGCATTGGTGTTATCGCACCTTGGCGTACCAAGTCTAAGGAGGGAATGAACAACGACGACAGGTTGAGACCTACACATAAAGAGACATATGAAACTGTAAAAAAAAATAAGAATAGACAACGATCCGAACTGACTCCTGATGAGGACGGTATTTATATGCAATTAATAACTGAGATCGAGTCATCACTGGAACCTGCATTATTTAGATATATATTCGAGAATGCAGACTCTATAACATCCGCCCCTATGTCAGACGATTCTATATCGAAAATATCTAAGATAAATGAAGTTAGTAAATTTATAGAGTATATTGGTGCATATCCTCAGATATTGAAAAATATGGGATAATATTCAATAGTCTGGAACACCTTCACTCATGTCATATGGGGATTTAAATGGTTTGTATACATAAATCCCTTGTGCGTTCACAATTTCCTTTAAATACACAACTGGACATTTTATTCCATAATTATCTTGCCATTTTGTATACAATGTATATTCATCCAATGAACTAAATATCATTGGGTTTAGTGATGGGATCTCAGGCATTTTTGAATTGTATAGATAAAATGTTCCACCACTATCTATTAACAAATCCGGACACATTTGTATCGTGTTTGTTTTTGAAATATCTGTATATTCTATATCATCTGTATCACTACCTTTTTTGAAAAGAATAATAAGTAGGTACACGATTATGATAGGTATAATTATAGAGAATACTAGTATATTCATATAAACGTCCATCTTATATATTCATTATAAAAAACATATTTACATAGAGTATAATGGTATTCTATATTTTAGATAGTGAAGGTATCGGTAAATTAGGTACACCAAAGATTAATCTTTTGGATGACCTAGAATTCACTAGTCCTGGTATAGAACGTTCAATAACCCAAACAATATCCGATATCACTCAGTCACCTTGTATGGTACGTATTCACAGCAAGCAATGTGGGCATTGTTTGAACATGGAGAATGATTACCGAGCACTTAATATGGATTCGTTAAATGGTATTATGAATATAATGGATATAGAAGTCTCTTCTGATGCATACAGAAATCATAATTCGGAGTGGGTTTCTGAAACGATGGATAAACCAGTTCCGCATATATTCATTATGAAAAATGGTGAAATTATCGATGAGTATTCCGGCGACAGGTCAACAGCAGACATGTCTAGATTTATGAATAGACACGTATCATTCGATAAATCTGCAGATAAACCTGCATCAAGCAAATTTACACATTTACCTTCTAGTATATCGGTTCAAATGAAACGAACTGCTAAAAAACGCAGACGTAAAAAAAATACTAAGAAACAAAAGAGTGGGAAGAAGAAGAAGAGACGCAGATCGACATCTAAGCGCTCTTCTTATGGAAGAAGTGGGTTATAGATGCCTTCCCGGTTTTAATATTTATTTTATCGTGGATTTTTTTGAGACATTCATCAAATAGTAGTATTTTAACCTCTTTATCTCGATATGACTCTATTTTTTTACTCATTTGTGATGCATCTAATCCGTCCATTTTCAATTTATAACGTAAATCTGCCATTTCCTTATGCCATTTATCCATATTGGATTTTCGGTCTAAAAATCCGGGTAATTTTTCTAGAACAAGACTAAATATTTGTATGACAGGTTTCATAATTTGATTTGTGATGTAATGTGTGTAATCAATCGTTAGTTTATTTTCATAAATAAATTCCGGAGTTTCTATGCGTTCTCCTTGTAATGTAGTACTGGTTTTTTTTGATATGTAAACGAATGCAACTCTGTCGCCTACACCAGGTTTATTGCCCGGGTCACGTGAACCAATTCTGTCCGCCAAAACCTTATGTGCAATCTGATCTGGGTTTGCGTATCCAGAACGAAGTGATTTTGTAATGATTAGTTTCCCGATAGGAACAGTTCCATTTGCCATTTCGTCTAAACATTTCTTTAAGAATATGGATGCACTTTCAATATCCTTATTGTTCATCAAGATATCTACAATACCACCGTAGATATCTTTAACGATTGGTGCATTATCTCTTCTTTTCAATACAATACCCATTGATTTCCTCTTGCATTTATTAAGATCATGTTCATACATCATACCAACATATCGTTTTTTGGATAACAAACAGAATGGGTGAAATGTTTTCTCGTATTCTAGATCGTGTGGTTTCTTGAGAAACATTGTCGCCAATCTCCCTGCTTCTTGTGCAAGTTCAATTGTAATATCAAGTGCTTCCATTCCAATAATTGGTGTACCATCTAGTTTGCGTGGATTAAATTTAAAGAATACTGAATCGGTGTCACCATATACATACTCGGCGTCTGTCAGAATAGTTCCATGATTTCGTGTGACGACCTCTCTGTCCTTGTATGCATTTTCAATTACACGTTTCGCGTATGTTAATAGTTTTCGTCCAATTGAAGTTGTAGATGCGGCGCAGTCTTTCTCGTAAAATGCACTTGTTTTTGCACCAGTTTGACCATAAAGAGAATTTGCTGTAATTTTGATACTATTTTGGCGTTTGTCTAATACATTTTTCATAAAATCATCTTTTTCTTGTGGAATTAATTTTCGGGTTGCTTTCCTCGCCTTCAACAATTCCTCTAGGATAGATGGCATAACTGATTTTACTCCGCTCTTATCTTGGGCGAATCTGCATATTTTATACCCACATTTTACTTTTTCAAGGGCGGATTTCTCGTTATTGTTTCTGCGGCGCCACATATATGTATCATATTGTATGTCCACATAATCATAATCGGGTAGATTATCGTATATGTATGTACCATTTTCATCCATTTCACCCGTTTCATTTATCAATGTGCCCTGAAGATTATATTCCCTTGTTAACACTTTACTATCGTGAGATATATTTTCACTAATCATACTAGAAGGATAAAGTGAACTGTAATCAACACACGCGACAGGGTCGTCCATATATAGACTGCATTTAGGGTCGAGAACAATCGCCCCTTCATAACCATCATCGTAATTTGGTTTGTTCACGACCGGCATTAATGTATCCTTTTCTCTGCACTTCTTTGCAATGTAACTTGTCAGTTTTATACCTTGACCTCTAAGGACAAGAAATTCCATAGGAACACTACACAGTTTCGACATTTCACTAAATCCTGTAAGGACATCAATCTTTTTCAATAAGTTTTGAACAAGGTTGCAATCCTGAATACAATACTTTGCGATAATAGACCTTTCTTCTGGACCCTCGTTTGTCATTCTAAATATATCTTGTGGTGTAACATCGTCCTTTGCTATACCCCACCTTACTTTTTTTGTCATATCTGGATATTCCATTCCGTCTATGACAATAAATCCAGATGGATCGATAGCAACGATGTTAAATTTTGCGCCATCTTTGTAAGAATCAGTTGAGTGTCCTTCCTCATCTATATTAATATAGTTACCCACTTCTAATCCGGTTATATTTTTAGTAAATAGTCTGGTTGTGTTGGTGTCCGGGTCTTGCGAAATTTTTGTGATATAATCACCAATAAAGTATCCTGATACGTAATCCAATTTATATTTTGATAATTGGTATTCTCTCCTCAAATAATTATAAAGGTCAATTTGTAATCTCCCAGTCATTTTCGGATATTTTAGATCGTGTTGACCACTTGCAAGAAAGATTGTTGAACCGTCAAGTGCATACTCGTTTGTTTTCCAGTCCTTTTTGACCGATAATTCATTACGATTTCTTCCAAGAATCATGAACTTGTCGACGATTCCCAATTCTTTGGCGCGTTCAAATAGAAACGTGTAATCAAAACCAAAGATATTATATCCTATAATAATGTCAGGGTTCTCTTTTTGAATTATATTTTTCCAAGCAAGAAGGACGTCGCGTTCACTTTTGTAACTTTCAAGAACAGCGTTCGGAACGTCCTTCATTTCATTGCACGTATTTCTGGCGATACAATGGTTAAGATATGGTTTATTGTCCCCGTTTTTAATAAATGTTGAACCAATAAATGTGACAATATCACCTTCCAATTGTGGGAATACCTTTCCAAGTGAAGTTGTAATCTCGAGTAATTTTGTATCTCGGGGTGCATTTGTATCCTCCAATAACTGAATGATTTTATATTTCTTTCCGTATCCTCGTATAACCTTTTTCTTCATAAAATCATATTTACCGGTAGTATCTTCCATGTTACATTCACCATTTTCTTCGCCGTTGTTTAGATTGATTGGTTCATTTAATTCTTCATATTCGTTTTTGGATGATGATAGTTTCATATCTACAAATTTATCAACAAGTTCCACTAATTTTTCATAGGTATGATTTTTCTTTGGGAATACCTTATCAATCCCTTCAACTGGATGCGACGAATGGTCGAACGCCGTCATAATAATGTTTTTAATGTAATCCATTGGGTCACGTTTACCTATGTTGCGCCATGCATCTAATATATTTGTCGATAGTTTCCTGTAAGTTTTAATCGCCAGAGGGAAATCACCATGACTACTACTTGCCTCAATGTCAAAACTACAGATCTTATATGGAACATTTGTTTCTTTATGAGGAACAGATATAATATCATTGTACTTGATAGTGAATTCATACTTACAAGTTGTTTTATTGGTGGTTTCGCGTTTACATCTGGTTTTAGGTAAGGATATCCATCCAGATGGACTAATTGATTTGATATGAAACATTCTTAAGATGGGTGGAATCTGCGCCTCATAAATGATAGTATCCATGTATCCATCTGGTGCTAGGTCTTTTCTGTATTCTCCATTGTACACGCCAGATATATACCAAAGATCTTTGACCTTTTTAAATGCAATCTCACTTGTGAAGTCTATTTTTAGAAACAGATGTTTTTTACCTCCATCAAATCCATATAATTTCTTCATATTGATGAAATTACTTCCATATACATCACCAACATATTTGGCGTCAATGTCACATTTAATCTGTTCCATAAACGCCAACCTATCTGATTCCTCCCAATCATCAGGAATCTTTACATAAAAGTATGGTTTATAATCTGTAACTAATATCGAAGCAGTCTCGCCTTTACTATTTATACCGAACATCTGTACAATGAATTTATTATCTTCATTTGGTCCTGTAATTGAGTCATATGGATTGAATGACAATAATTTGAATGAATACTGGAGTACGACGCTGCTCATTTTATACTACAATGATATCACATATAAAGTTTCAATTTTAATCGTTAAATAAAAATTGAAATAATCAGGTTCTATACACATATTATGTAAAAGATGTCAATCGCTACGTTCACTGACAACACTCCTGTATCCGAATGGGGCATCATAATGCGTGATGAAATGTTTGGAATGTATCACGCGGAAATTGTTCGAATTCATAAAAACGTAGAATCAAATATGCGAGATGATATTCGTTGCGCTGCATGCGATAAAGCAATGTGGGATTTAAGTGCAGACATTATGCTATATGGGAGTGAACCCAATAAGGCGATTATGATGGTTGAAGCAGAAAAATATGGGTATATTTGGAACAAGTCCCTTAGAAAGTGGAGCGCATGAAGTATTTAGAAATCAGGAGCACTTGTTAATACAGTTAAATTTTTTTTAACTGCATCAATATTGGTATCTGTGTACATTGATATATACGATGCAGCAACACATGCAATAAATACCACGACACCTTCCTTTACTAGTTGTTTTGGAGGCAATGCATCATCTGGCGAATATTTAGAATATGCACTTCTAATTATAACATACAATACTGCTGTAATAGCGGCGTGAATAAACTGCTCCATATAATGAATATACCTAATGATATTTCTTATATATAACGCATAATTTATAATTCCTCAATGTCTAACAAATCTAATGTAACTTCATCCGGAGCGAGATTATCGGTAACATACTCTATATCATCTAGAGGCATTGATATGTTATCTCCTATTGATATATTGAATTCAGAATCACTTAGATCATCGGGGTCTTCGGGTACATGGGGTTTTTCGGTTATCGTTTCCACCTCCTTTACTGTACCATCAACCGATTGTTCATTTGAGACATTGGAAATAGTCAATTCTGTGGATTTAACTTCATTGTCAGTCTCATTTACTTCAACCTTTACAGGGTTGGTATCAAGTGAAGGGGTTATATCTTGTGTCACGGCATCTTCAATTAGATTGGGTGTATTATTTTTATCGTTTTCTACGTTAGAATCATCCAGATTAGGTTCATATTCTTCCTCTTCATCCTTTTCTAGATATGCTCGAAGAAGGTTCTCAATTGGAATACTTTCGTTAATTGTCTCAAGTATAGACGATTTAACAATGTTGTCTATATCCGTGTAATTTCTTTGTGTATCTAACGATGGTATGCCAACTTCAAACAGATAAATACTGTTGTAAAGTTTCCTGGCAGTATGAATATAAACCATATGAATAAATTTTGATAAGTTTGGTATGTCAATATCAATCTGTTTTTGTTTTTTTCCAGCGCGTATACACGTTAACGCTTTTAAATGCACAATATGAACACACGATATCATCTCGTCTATATATGAACATTTGGAATGTTCTACAATTCTATCTTTTTCTTTGTCAATAATGTTCTGATTCCAGTTTGGAATTCTAGATAAAAACGTCTGCATTGTCATTAGGTATTTATCTGGTTCCTTGGATGAATTACATACATTTACAGATTCATTAAAGATAGACTTGAATCCATCTACGATACAAGGTGTCAACGTCTTTAATAATGTCATACACCATATATTTTTGGATTCTGTTAATGACGCGAGCGTATAATCATCCATATATCCTGTTATAATATTTTATATTGTTTTTAGAAACGTAAAAGAGTAATTTAAAATATACCATATAATATATCTCTCGTTTGGTATATTATTTGTATCTTTTTTTAATTTAAATATACATTTAAATAATTCCGAATTGTGTTCATTTGTATCTATAATATAACGTATGATATCATTGGATTCATAACACATATTATATAATTTATACGATAAATCCAATATAGAAATGTCGTCAGGGTTACAAGTATTTATTAATTTCGTGAGGGTCTTGTAATTGGAATAATGAGGTTTTGCGATTGCATTCATGTGACCAATTTTATATGTATGAAGATTTACATATTCTCCCTTTATCAATGGTAAACTTACGTATATGGAACAAAATCTTGATATAATTGGATTAATCAATCTAGAATAATCTTCTATAACAATAAAAAATCTCGTGTTGTTATATATTTCTATACAACGTCTAAGAACCGATTGTGCATCATCCGTTAATTCATCTGCATGATCGAGAACAACCGTTTTAGAAAATCCCATTGAATTACTAGGTGTATTGGTCTTAACGAACATCTTTATTTCATCACGTATAAATTTGATACCATTTGATTTCGCACAGTTTGTCACAAAGACGTTATTTTTAATATTATCCTTGTTATTTTCATATATGTCACATATGAATTGTTGTAAGAGACTGCTTTTTCCTGATCCACTACGTCCATAAAATATTATATTGGGAATATTTTTATTTTTTATAAAATTTCCCAGCATATCCTTTATATTTCTGTGTATATCCATTTCATATAATAATTAGTATATTCTTAAATATTATATTAAAGTATATTAAATGGCATCCACACGGTTCAATAATGATACTGCTAGAATTGAGAAATATCTTCAGGAATCAACTGGACCCGGTCGATACGCACTTAATGTACCCGGAAATGGTCTATATATGCCATTTAATGAGGATCCACATATACGGCTGCAAAAATGGGGAGCAAATGAAAGCAAACATAGAATAGATATAGAAAACGAACTTTTCTCAATGCAACGTGGTGCCAACCGCGACTTATTGTCACAACAATACGACAAAACATACAAAAATAAACTGAGTACGCATAATTATTCAGTTGTGAATAGTCAGACGGATGAGACCCGAGCAACCAATCCTGCTTGGAATATACGGGACATTGATATTAGACAAGATGTTGTATTGCAACTAAATCCACAGGAAAATCTAGAATATAAATTCAACCATAATATAAACACTAGAAATGTTGAGGTTGATAATTATGTACCCCATTACCCAAATGTATCGGATAATAACAATACGCCTTATTGCAACTGGGAAAGTGTTAATATAATTGGTTCTGTAAATCAAAATAATATATAGTTACATATATAATGGAAGCATTAGCGTTTGTATTTCTAAGTGGTCTTTATATAGTATCCAACCGAGATAATACCACTTCGGAAACTTTTGTGAATAGTACCGAGGATACATTGGAAGTTAATTATCCGGTGGTGAACCATTCCGAAAATAAGAGGGAGCATAGACAACATACCGATAAATATTTCAATGGTACCAAGTCCGCAGAACCACCGGTTGGAGGCAAACCTTTCATTGGATTGACAGGTGAAGCAATTAATACAAGTAATTTCAATCATTCAAATATGAAACCTTTTTTCGGGGGGAAAATTAAGGGAGGTTCGTACACGAATAATTCAGAGTCTTTACTCGATAATCTACAAGGAGGTGGTTCACATGCAGTGCATAAATCGGAACAGGCGCCATTATTTAAACCACAAAAATCAATGTCTCACATATACGGTGCTCCAAATGATACCGATTTTATGCGGTCTCGTGTGAACCCATCGATGCGAGCGTCTAATACGAAACCATGGGAAGAACAGCGCGTAGCACCTGGATTGGGACAAGGATACACAAATACATGCAGCAATCTCGGGTACAATAATGGAATGGAACATCGTGATAAATGGTTACCGCCAACAGTAGACCAATTGAGAGTTGACACGAATCCAAAACAAAGTTATGATTTATCCGGATATGAGGGTCCAGCAGGGGCGCACATAAAAGAATATTGTGATGTAAAATCCCAAGGTACTATAGAGAAAAGAACACAGGATACTGATTATGAACTGGGACCCGGCAGATGGTTTACGACAACAGGACAAGAGAAGGGACAACCTGTGAGAGGAACAAAAATAATGCAAGACCAGAACAGAAGCGACACAACACGAGATTATTACGGAAACACGACAAGACACGAATCCGCAACCTATGTAACTGGAGATAGTTCTCCGGTTCATCGGCAACAATTGAAAACTCTTGACAATGCACCACCAAACGCGATGGGAAAGGGGGCGTCGCTTGACACAGACCACGGCAAGAGTTCATACAATAGTCTACCGAATAACAGACAAACAACAAGAAATGAACCCAACCTAGGAAGTGCATATGGTACGATAAAGGCAATCGTTTCACCAATGATGGATATGGTACGAAACACCAAAAAGGAAAATTTTATCGATCATATGAGACCGGTTGGAAACGTGCAGGCAGGGCGCACTAATTCTCATCTATATGATAAATCAGATAAAACCAAGGTAACAATTAGAGAACAGACTGGAGATATGATCGGGGGAAATTACCTCAATGTGCAAAATCAAGATTCGGATGCATATATGGTAACAGAAGTCCAACAATTATCAGGAAACAGAAGTGAAATGAATGTAGATTATGTCGGTAATGCTGGACCAAGCGGGTCAACAGAAATTATGAATTATGACGCCGCGTACAGACAAAATAACAATACGAAAAAAACGCATTATAATAGACCCAATCAAGGAGGTATGTCAATGCTAAATCACAAATATAATATGAATGTCACAAAGGATGATAATTCTCAATATAGAAAACCCGCGCCGCGGTCAAGTATACAATATGCACCCGATAAAGAAATATTGGGCGTAACATCTTATGTACCCGACTTTGTAGATATCAATGAAAATAAACGCAATGATCCTAATTTGTTAAAAGCATTCAAGGAAAATCCTTTCACACAAAGTCTAAATAGTTATTGAATTGAATATGCGTGACATATTGATTGCTTCTTGGTTGACATTGTCCTTCCTGAATATTTTTTTTATAGTATCCATATCACGAAAACGTATGCTATAAACATGATCTGCTTTATTCCTGCCTACTCTGCCAATTGCTTGGATTATTTTCTCTTGTGTCATGTCCGATAAATCTTTGGTAATAAATGAATGACAAAACTGATAATTTGTACCATATATAAAGTCTTGTCCTGCAACTATCATATATAATTTCTGATTGGATGCCAATTCCTTCATTATTTCCATATACTTTGTATTTTTGAAATTCATAAAAACACCTATTCCCATAAGAAGTAATAATTTCCATTTCGTCTCAATGTCGTCCATCAACATAATAGTCTCCGTAATTTCTTCACTTATGTCACACGTAAACGAATCCTTTTGTGGATGGTCCGACCTCACATACCGCATCATATGGTCATATGTATTGGGTATGTAAACAGATGGTAGTTTTACTGGTCTTATCTGTTTCACTAGTTTGTTTAATTTATCCCTCAATTCAGAAACCTCTGGATTACCCCTATCGTTTGTTAACTTTTTATTATTGCCGGATACAATATCTTTCATTGTCTTATCTTCAATCTTACTTTCAATGTTTCGTATCTCTTTTGATATTGAATTATTCTTATTTATGTCTTGTATAATTTTCTTCACCACCGATGCAGGTATATTGGCGTCTTTCAAACAATAATTTGATATCTTCTCAACATCGTTGGTTATGCATATGGTTGGTCCATATGTCAACGTGTGTGAATCACGTGTTGTTACATGAAACGTATCTGGATATCGTGGGTTATTATTTGTATGCATATATAGGTAAATCTCTCCCCATTTTTCCGGGTATATCGCTTCAAGTAAGTCGAGATAATACAATTTTATATTTGTAATTGTCATATCATCCATACACGTGATTGCATCTTCGAGGTTCGTACATTTGTGATATAGACTGAATGTATAATGCATAATGTATATGAACTTTGTAACCTCGGTTAGATCTATATAGGACAATAATGTTTTTTTATCTCTGCAGTGAGAAATTGAACATAGCATCTCGTTGTGGTCTTCAAATAATAGATGGGGTGCGTAGACGTTCCCATCTGGACCTACGATGGGAATACTTTTTCCGGAATTCTCGCCCTTTATTGATACAATTATGGGATTAGGAAATCTATTCTTGAAATCATTAAACGTTTGAGATAATTCGTGATCATTTGGCAATGTTGCAGACGATAATACAATATTAGGTATAATATTGTCAATCCATATTTTACGGATCTCTTCGTGTATGATATGCGTATGGTAATCCATTGTTATTGTTGGTTCGTCCCAATATAAAACAATATCTCGCTTATCATTGAACTTCATCATATAGTTCATAGAATGCAGATATGAACCAATATCAGTTATCATAATCTCAACATTTATCCCATTTTTATTATCAACGTTTCTTATTCTACCCGATTTATTATCCTTATTAAAATCCTTTGCTGCAAAATAATGCAACCGAATATCATCCTCTGATTCACATCCGTATGCGATTGCTATTTTTTTATTTGAACTTATACATGCTCTAGCAAGTGCAATACCAACATGTCTTGCGGCGCACAAGAATATGACACGCTTTCCTTCAGAAATTCCAATTGGTGTCAGTGTTTTGCCAGTACCGGTCGGAGAACTATAAAGAATTAATTTCGAATTTGTATTGTTTTGTAACTCTTCAAATATCTCACACTGATGTGCATACAATTTCATATCTGCGTAAGATGAAATGATAGTAGATTGTTTCAATATGTAATTGTTGTATATCAAATCTTTAACAATTTGATTTGTATAGAATCGTTCTAATATGGTATCTATATAAAAGGTCAATATCTTGTTGCAGTTTAAAATAGAACATTTTGATAAATTGTACAATGTGTAATAATCTGCAGACCATGTCCTTCCCAGATGTCTGTTTTTCAACATTCTGCAAAAAAGTTTCATTAGACAAAATTCATATAATTTACTATCATTTTCTTTAATTATCTCGTCCATATTTTTGAAACGTATTGTATCAGAACTATTCATCTTATATGTCCCTTTTTTTACAGGAGGAACTACGTGACACGAATATTTTGTCATATACTTAGAAATAGTATCTTTTAGGTATGCGTCAAATATAAAATAATCCAATGTGTCTGTATATGTTATTTTCATATATGATGCTATTGTAGGTGTATTATTTATTTTGTATGATCTGTCTCTCCATCCATTTTTGATAATGTCTATAACATATGATTCCTTTGTAGATACTGGTATCTCTATTCCACACCACTCTGATTTAGATAATTTAGAGTGTTTGAACTCCATTACTATATAACATATGGTTTAATTTAAGTAGATTATAAAGTATTTATATGTAGATTATAAAATGTATTTGTATTACCAATATATATATGTCAGATAGAAGGGATGATGTTCAATATGGTAAAGACATTACACTTGGTATAGTGAAAGGAGTACTTGTTTCAGTTGTCTTTATTGTATTAACGATAAACGTTATATTTATACACAAAGCAAGTAAAGATCCAGCGACATTAGAAAAATTATTTCCTACGAATAATCATACAGGGTTAATTACAACATGGTTTATAGGAAGACTTATCAGTGAAATATCGTATAAATCACTTGACGCAAACAATAGAAATATCCATAGGTTTTTTGGCGGATTAACTGAAATAGAAAGTGGTATAGGGTATATATTTTTGACATTTATAATTGGTGGGATATTTTTCGGATTGACTGCAGGGTGGTTTGTATATGGCGCTGTTATAACATTTATTCAGGCGTTCATATTTAATATGACACTGCCAGTTGGATGGATACGATCATTGATTATATTATATTCAGTAGGTTTTGCATCACTGATATCTGGTGCTATAGCGAGTATATATAATTTTGTAATGATGATTTACCTACCAATTTATTATTCAAATACTACTGATAAGACACTTGCTAAATGTAGAAATCTTAATATGGGATACATATTGAGTACATATGTGACTACATTTTCTTTTATGTTGATTGTAACTGTTGCATACTTTATAGGTAGAGAATTAAAAACAAAGCATTCTTTTATAACCTATATTATTATATGTTTAACGATTGTTATCTTCTACTTTCTTGAACGGAACAAGAAATACGTTGTTCCTAATCTAGGATGCCCTGTTGTACCCGTTGAAGTTGATGATGATCCAGATGTTGTCAATGAGGATTTTATACAATTGTTAAGAAATCCAAGTAGACAATTTGTGAGCGACCAGGATGTAATTGATTTGCAAAACGATTTTACCTCTCTAATATATAAAAGATTATTGAATAAAGGTGCATCAGAAGGAGTTACTAATCAGGTAACTGCGGAAAACATACCAACGTTAGCAGATGGAATAACAACGAGCAAGATAAAGACACCACCGATACAAACTACACCCGATATGCAAGATACATTCACATCATTACAAGGTAAAGTAAAAGAAACTATAGATGCACTTACACCAGCAGGAGCACCACCATTACCATCGGCACCACCAGCACCATCGGCACCACCACCATCGGCACCACCAGCACCACCAGCATCATGATCGAACCCACTAAAATCAGACCCTTCCACAACCCTTTAAATATAAATGAAATTCTAATTTACATATGTGTTTTACATTCACATATGTAACGTATCCATTTGATCTAAATATTATCATAACCATAAACATATCATTTATAATCAACGAGAGATCGTATAAATAAATAACATACAATTAATGCAATTGTCAGAGAAAATGTCTGTGCTATCACATCCTTTATATTAAATCCATACTTATCAAGTATAGATAACTTAATCGGATCTATATTTTCGTCAATTGGAACAACCATTGTTATAGCAGGTACAACCAGATGTTTAACGGTACTCTCTAGAAAACGTTGCATAACTGTACCCAAATATATTGCTAATGATAGGGGCAATAGTTCATGCCACATCAATAATTTCTTTAAATGGAGAAAATATGGCATATATATATATTATTTATAATATATTTGACAAATATCCTAGAATTATTAAATATACTATGTATTTAAAATATAAATGGTCTTAGTAGAGGGTAATAGAAAACAAAGATATTAAAAAAAAATAAAACAAACAAACCAAATACACGTAAAAAGGATTAACATCAGAAAATGTTCGTTCATGTTACCTATTGTAGTATAAAATCTTAAAACAATATAATTATATATACAATATCACACAATTCGATGTCATTTTGACTTTCGATGTCGTTTTGACTTTCGGTGTCGTTTTGACTTTCGGTGTCGTTTTGACTTTCGGTGTCGTTTTGACTTTCGGTGTCGTTTTGACTTTCGGCGTCGTCTATTAATATCTACTCCTCTTGCCAAAAGGGTTCTAGATATACCTGGTACACTACCGCGAATTTCCGGAAATATTTCTTCAAGCATCGTCCAACAATTATATCCACCTCTCAGGCGAGAACATGCCCATATATAATTGTATGTGGGGTATGTCAGTTTTGCAATCCGTTGTCTACGGAAAGGAATTGATCCTATATTATTTTCGGTTGCATATATAAACGGTCTTAATTTGTTACAATGACTCTCTTGTAACATAATAGATCCATATACAGATGTCATAGACCTACCATACCCCACATAACTAACAAATGCTGGATCCGGTGATATAATCGATAAATGATCACTCGAATCCCCTGCGAAACACAGACTGAAATATCGTTCAGTACCACCATCTTGTGGCTGCTGCCTTATAAATAATGTTGCGTGTGGGACGTATCGTTCTATCACACCCGACGAACTATTTACCGATAAGATTCGAACCTCATCGTTTACTTGTGGATTATATGAAGGTATTAAATTAACTGGTGGATAATCCCTATTAGGTAAATCCCTGAATTGATGATCCAATGACCATACAGATTCTATTTTAAACCGTTTATTTTCATCATAATTAGACATTGGAACGTCATCTATAATTGGAACGACCCCATGATCCATATCACGAGATAATATAAAGGTCTCATCTGACAAAGGTTGGGTTGATAGTACAGTTGACATATATAAATACTAACCATTTTAAAATATCATTATATGATATATCATGCCCCTTATTGACGACGTAGGAATAGAAATTGCACTTGATGCCGTTTTAGTTGATGAGAACGTTCGTCCAGCAATGCTCATTCAACCTGCGAATTCAGGAGAACGCACACATAATGATCCAATCACAAAAAATATTCTTAAACATATAAGGCGTCATTTCCCCCACTTTATATTTAGTGATGATTACGAAAAATACCAAGGTGTTATTATTTCTAAAACAAAAAGTTACAATGATGTCCGCATATCAACAAATCTAATGGGGTCCATACTAGGGTACCCATGCTACAGAGAGTTTGGACATATTGGATTAGACGATGTAGTTACATATTCAATGTATATTGTCGTGCGACAGAAAAATGGTATAGAAGCAGAGTTGATTACAAATGTTTGTAGAGACCTTTCACGTAAAAAGGAATACGAAGAACTAGCGCGCAAAACCGGAATCGCTCTTAAAAAGAAGAAATATGCTAAATTATTGGGTGATTCAGAGGGAGATTTTGATTTGGATCGTGTTTATGTAAAAGTTGAGAAGATAATTCCAACACAATCAATCATTAAAAATCTAATCGACAATAAACCATTGGATAAAGATGAGATGGATAAGTTAATCAATATTTTCTATAACTTTTCACTTGATGATGATTTCGAAACGAGTTTTTTCGATCTATACCAACAAGATAATCCACTTCACAGAGGTGTATTATTGACTATGCTGGCGCACGAGCGATACGACATGTTATCTCCATTTTTTCCATTACAGCAATACCCTGGTATAGATACCCAAGTGGAAGAAAAAACGGCGGCATGGGGACACGAAATTATACGCATTTTGTTTCATACGAGAAACAAGGGTGCTGAAAAGAAAAAAACTGCAGCGCGGAAACGATGTCCCAATGGAACGAGAAGAAATAAAAAGACGGGTGATTGTGAGACGAAATGAATTAACATGTAATATCAAATATACCTCGATATTTTATCTTTTTTAGTTTTTCGTTTTCTTTTAGTTTTTCGTTTTCTTTTAGTTTTTCGTTTTCTTTTACCTTCACCTTCTATTCTCGCCCTTTTAACGGATTTTTTAGATGAACTAGTTTGATTTCTTCTCCTTTTTTCTTGATTTCTTCTCAATTCTTCAATGCTTTCCGCTACCCTTAAACTGGAGAGTTTTTTAGCAACATATCGAATCATTAACCTATCTGTAGGGTATTCTGCCAGTCTACTCTCATCCCACATATATTTGGCATCGACATAATCAAATTTTTCGGTGTCATCAAATATTTTTCTCTCTATTTCTTCCATTTCAATACCTGTTAACCTTTCATCAATAATTCTTACCGCTTCATCAGATAAATTACGCCAGAATTCACCACCTAGATTCTTACTAATAAATAATTCTCCTTTTGTAATGTTATATAGCGCTAAATATTTGTCTATTCTACGAAATTCTTCACTGTGGATGCGGGCATCACATAATGATGTAAGTAAATCTAATTGCCATTGAGAATAAGGGAGACCTTTGTAAATAATTTTTTTTTGATGATGAGACTTTTTAAGAGTTTCATTAGATGAGTCAACATATCCATATGTGGGTACATATACTCCTTGATATATATTATCAAGATACGGATTACCTGTACCTGTAGATATATACATATATCTTAAATATGGTTCAATACCGGGTTCACGTATTAAATATAATCTAGCGTCTCTGTCAAAATATTGTGATGGAGATTTAACTTCTGCTGCCATATATAATAAACGACCAAAAAAATATATCAGGTTAGTTCGAGAATAAATGATGTATGGTACAAATTGTAATGAACGATAACTGGTGATTTAAAAATAAAATACTAACATATGAATGAGATACATTTATTGTATTCCATTTATTCTAAGATTCGTTCGGTATATTGAGTCCTGCATTATATATGGTATCAGTATACATTATCATTTTTGTTTTACAACGTCTTATCTATTTTTTATAAATAGTATTTTATTTTACAGTAAATCATTGTATGTTTATTCGTTTTTATTCAAGGGGTTGATGATGACTTCATTGTTATTTCATAGTGACCGGAACCATTATAATGGTGGTCATCGTCTTTATGAATGGTTGGACTTCATCATGATCGTATCGGTAGTAACGTATAGTGTGTATTATTTATATAATAAACAAACATATGACCTTCTCCTAATGTCAGGTGTATTGTTATGTTTTATAAGTGTATTATATATATATTATTATGGAAGAATTATCGGTCGTTATTGTGGAGATCCGACACCTTATGTGTGTGAGTTATATCAAGCAATTGTCCACATCATCACATTTGTAGGGCACATATTTATATTATATGTTTGATTTTTATTACAAATGAGTAACATCGAAACCAACAATAACCAATAGTATAATAACATCAAATACGACGAATGCAAAATCCTGACATCTCAAATTGAATATTTAGGAATTAACATAATTTGTTAATTTAAGTTAATTATCAACATTATTTAAAAATAAAATATTAACAATATATAACAAGAATGGTTAAATATTCATGCGAACGATGTGGAAAAGGATTTTCTCAAAAATCTCACTATGATTCACATAATAGGCGCAAAACGCCTTGTGAAAATACTGTCGATAAAATTAAGGATATTGTAGATAAGGTAGTTGAAGAGAAGTTAAAAGAATTAAATAATAAAAAATTGATTGTTGATAATGAATATATCAGTTGTATTACAAATACAACAATGAGTGAACTTAAAGTACAAAAACCATTCTTAAAATGGGTAGGGGGTAAAAGTCAAATTATTGGTGCTATTATTTCAAAAATACCGAGTCAAATGGATAATTATCATGAACTATTTCTAGGGGGTGGGAGTGTTTTGTTGGCGGTATTATCATTACAAAAACAAAATAAGGTTTTAATTAGGAATAAAATTTATGCGTATGATGTCAATAGTGTTTTAATTAATGTATATAAAAATATTCAGTCTAATAAGCAAGAATTATATAGACTTATTACGTCATATATGACAGAATATGACGGTCTAACTGGAACGATAATTAATAGAAATCCTTCTTCTATTGAAGAAGCAAAAACCTCAAAAGAGAGTTATTATTATTGGTTAAGAAACAAATATAATAGTATCGATAAATCCACTGTTGAATGTTCTGCACTATTTATGGTTATCAATAAGACGTGTTTTAGGGGTATGTACCGTGAAGGACCAAATGGATATAATGTTCCATATGGACATTATAAGAAAACACCCACAATCATATCTGAAATAGATTTGAATAATATTAGCGATTTGATAAAGGACGTAGAGTTTAATACGTGTAGTTTTACAGATTCCATCAAAAATGTCAAATATGGAGATTTTGTGTATTTGGACCCCCCATACGCACCAGAAAATTCCAAATCATTCGTTGGATATGTGTCTGATGGGTTTGGTTTGGATAAACATAAATTATTATTCGATGATATAAAAAAATTACATAATACGAGATTTGTTATGAGTAATGCCAAGGTAGAATTAGTTACGGAGACATTTAAGGAATATAACTGTCAGGATATTGAGGCAAGAAGGGCAATTAATTCTAAGAAACCAGGTTCAACTACCACAGAGGTAATCATTTATAATTGATTATAAACTCAATAATATCCCTCTTGTAATTTTCGTCATTTCCCCAGAAAACCGGAATATTATCTTCTTCTAAATCATCAAGTTCGGCTTGACAATTATCTTTAAACCAAGACGATAAGCAATATATATATACTACATTATATGTTGGGATACGTCTGCTATAATTACGTTTTTTACTTACAGCAGTTTGTATACATTCACATTTGGAACCACTTGTATTTTGATTTTTTTTTTCGATAATAAATATGTTTCCATTAGAATGATCTACATAAACCTCGTCGGGTTGTTTTGCTCCGTGTAACGATTTGACATCTTTATTGACTTTGTCTCCCATATGGCGCAAGAATCCGGCTTTTTTTGTGTAATTATATTGTCTCCCATTCCCATTAAACTCTATAACAGATGAATCTACTCCTTGATGTATTTCGTTAAATTCGCTTGATAGATCGGTACTATCTTCAAATCTGAGACCACTAACATTGGTATTTGATCCGCCAGCACCAGTCCCTCGGTTTGTTTCAGATTGCATCATGTTTTATCAAATATTTAGATGTAATCAAACCCAAATCAATTTTATTTATACTAATCTAAAATATAATAGAATGATTGATTTTAAGAAACTTGGTAAAATACCAGGAAGTACACCAAACCATAGAGATATTTTATTATAACTAAATTGATATAATAAATCATTTAATTATTGTATATAACCATGAAGTTATACTACAATGAAACCGACATTGAAGCAGGAATTGATGAAGTTGCCAGGGGATGTTTGTTGGGACGCGTTTATACGTGCGCCGTCATTTGGAATAAGGAAAACGACGATGAATTCGACCACCCTGTAATGAAAGACAGCAAACAATTCAAAAAAGAACAACGTGAAGAAATGGCAGAATATATAAAGAATTATGCCCTGGATTACTCCATTGCGTACAATGATGAATCCAAAATAGATGAGATTAACATTTTAAATGCGACGTTAGATTCAATGCATAAATCAATGGATGGACTTAGCATTGACGTGGATAATATTCTCGTTGATGGTAATCGTTTCCGCCACTATTATGATAAAAATAATAAGTACATACCCCACATTTGTATAGAAAAGGGGGACACGAAATATTATCCGATTGCTGCTGCGTCGATACTTGCTAAGGTAGAACATGATAAATACATCACCCAATTATGTGAAGAGTACCCTGAATTAGATGAGCGGTACGATTTATTATCTAATATGGGGTATGGAACTAAAACCCACATTGACGGAATAAAAAAATATGGAATATCCAAATTCCACAGGAAAACATTTGGATTATGTAGAAATTATTAAATCGTGCATTTATGAAATCGCCTTGTCGTTCGTGACATATACCATATTGGGTTCTTCTCTCAATCGTTTTGTAAGCATTTTCTTGGCCATTAAATGAATCGCAATACTTTTTCTCACATATCCTCTCCTTGAATCGTAAATATTAATCGTTTTCACACGCAATTGTTGAGATGGAACCATTTTCATAAGTCGCCACATAACCGGATGTATATCAGTAGGCATCTCAATGACCTCCATTAATTTTTGAATGTGGACGATTTCACCACTCTTTCGTTGTGCATCATAGTTATTGTAGAACCGCATTCCTGGACGCAACAAACAATAATGGGGGTCAATCCGGTACTCCATAATAAGTCTCCATATTTCAGGAATGAACGTGTATGACTTCTTCATTTGGTTCGTTTTGTCGCACAGAACAACGGCAGAGTAACTGCGTTCAGCGTTCATTGGTTCAGTGTGTTGGAAATGATAAAATCACTTCAATTTTATGAATGGTGATATCTCTATATTTATACATTTGAATACCGAGTAAATTAAATTTATTAATTCACAATATTTTTATAGGGAGTAAAATCATGTGGAAGACGATTATAGAACAATCTCATAATTAAAAATATTTATTATATAATAATATTATATAATGGACCACGCTGAACTTAACACAAACCCATACGATAGATTGGCGGACATTGCGGCACGTAGACGCGATGCCGAACGCGATGCCAGAGTAGAGAGATTGTCAGGAGATCGTTTGGAGCAGATTTTGAGGGGTACAGCAAACCCGTTCGTTTTGTGGCTGCATTATAACTTAGGAAGATATAATAATTTAGGACGTATAATAAGAGATAAGGTATACGATATATATGACGATTTGGAAACTCGCGGAGAGCGGGCAGAATTTAATGAACATATGATGGATGGCTCTCTCATAGAGGAAGCGATATCAGAAATTCGTATGGAGCAGATTTTGAGGGGTACAGCAGACCAGTCCCTTTTGGGAGAACAATATAATTTAGGAGAAAATCCATTAAATAGAAATCCGTTAGATCCGTTAGATCAGGATGGGGGTGGAATGATACGCAAGAGTCGCAAGCATAAGAGTCGCAAGCATAAGAGTCGCAAGCATAAGAGTCGCAAGCATAAGAGTCGCAAGCATAAGAGAAAGATCAAACGCGGTACACGTAGAACATGATAGTATAAATGATTTCAATGAGTTACCGTATTGATGTTATACATTCATATAAATATATATAAACCTAATAATTTATATGAATTGTTTTTTTTGTGGAGCAAAAATTTCAGAACTTGAATTTAATAGGCAACGAAGACGGAGTAGTACTTCGCAATGTTCAAGATGGTTATTATTTTTTAAATGTAACAATTGTTACAAATATTTTGATTATAGACATCTACAAAAACACAAGGAATTATTTAGTGATACATTGATTATAATAGGGAAGTGAAATATTAAAAATGTCTATATGACTTGCGTTTAGATGATTTAGAATGTCTTCTATATGTCTGTTTGGTATTTCTCTTGCGTTTATTCCTTCTCTTGTGTTTACGAGTTTTGCGTATCATTCCACCATGAGAACTAGGGAGAGGCCCACCATAAGAAACAGGGCGAGTGGCGCCAGTTAAATTTCGAAATATCTCGTCCATTGCTCTTGGTGGTAGTGTATCTGTTATTGTGGTAGCGCGCGGATTACCCTGTGGGGCACTGGCAGCATAAAAATGATCAGAACTACCAGCCGCAGCAGCAGCAGCAGAAGCACGTAAACGTGCACGACGTCTTTTAGTATTTTCAAGCATACCTGATGTGTGCATGTTATCACCATCCCTCAGACCAGCAACGATAGAACCATCCTCCATACCTTTATGAAAGGCTTCCCGTTGATCGCGATCTTTCAAAGTTAGATATACATCGTGTAACTTTTTTGCTGTCAAACGTCCTGCCGCTTTTCTATCTCCTAAATTATAATAATCCCACAAAACGGACCGGTTTGCTCTGCCCCCCAAAATCGCATCCAGATTTTCTATTGCCGTATCTTTATCGCGTTTTGCTTTTGCTGCTTTTTCTTCTGCTGCGCTTGGTTTTTTTTTTCGTGTTCTTTCCAGTGCATATACTCCGTAGTCTTCATCATATTCATCATATTCATCATCATCTTCTGACTCTGCATATGCTGCGCTTGGTAATTGGGTTCGTCTTCCTTTCCCCGAATGACCAATGTCGGAAGGCATATACTATTACCATATATTTTATTTAAGTGTAAATTAAAAATATTTCGAATGAACCTCGATATGGTTAACGTTGTAATCGCCATCTTAATTACAATAATTCTTTAACGGTTCCTTCATGGAGTCCTGAGTCATTATCTCCTATTTGCATGTAGTTATCCATATATATAATTTTAATATGGTAAGAATTTGAGATATACCTTAAATGAACTAGGCGATATATTATATAAAATTGAAATTGTAATAAAGGTTCAATATGTAACTATAATGATGTCGGTATACGTAGAAATGTTCGACGAAGAATCCTATGTTAAATACAAGACCTATAATTGTGACAAAGGAGTTGACGTCTTCTGGTCAAATAATGGTGTTGCGTATGGTAATACTGGGTCAGCAGATGATTTAGTTGATAAAATGATTGCAAACGTGAAAGAGTCGTCACGCGAAGCTTACATTTCCAAGATTGATGCGTATATTTCCAAGATTGCCGCGTATAGTCGACATTATCATATGGGTGATAAAGTTATTATTTCCAAGACGAATGAACCGGTCATTCTGTATAAACTTCACGATGATTTCCTTATTCAGATCATTCCTGACAATTTAATTGAGTTCATGGAATCGGATAGGGAAATTCCATCACAAATCAAGAAAGATGTC